CTTAAGCGAGAAGTCGTGGAATTGGTGTCCTGCCCATGCGCGCACATTTGCGCCATAGAAGTCAAGCATGGTGTAGGCAGAAGGCTGTGAGTCTGCCGCTGCTGTAGCTGAGTTCTTTACTGCGAGGGTATGGACATAAGGAGCTGATCCTGAAACAACATCCTCACCGAGAACACCGGCAAGAGGGTAGATGATGGTGTCAGCGAATACTGCGCCGCCGAAATCAAAGGTCGAGTGAACGCGGCCCTGAATGTAGTTGTAGTTCTTCACAAGAGAACCGCGGAGGCCCTCATCGTACAAAGGTGTGTAAATGTCTTGTGGCTTTAAGGTGTTGGCAATAACTGGGATATAAGCGGTCGGAGTAGTGACTGCTGTTCCCTTTGTTGTTTCCTTAGCGATTCCGACATACGAACGGTGGGTATTTTGTACTGACACTTAGTTCACGCTCCTACGGTTGAGTCAGACGGGGCTGACGGTGTTGTTGTTTTCTTTGGTGCAGAAGCGAGAGAGACATCGGCTGAAATAATGTCATCCTTGGAGTCAAAAGTATCTCCGGGTTTGACTGTGAGGCCGAGAGTTGGAAACTCCCGAACATCATCGCCGCTGTATTGGTAAGTGGCCATCGTTCTCCTTATGCCTGAATCATTTGGGTAACATCGAATCGAATCTCTGCAAAAGTTTCCGTTGCCCCGTTGTCTGAGGTAACCGGCTCTCCATACAAACAGTCGATCGCAGGTTCCGCGCCTTGCCAGACATTGACTTGGGTGGTGTCACCAAAGTTGTGGCTGGCTCGAAGCGTGTTCTTGATGTTGTCTATAAGTGTATCAAAATCCGACATGGCAGTTTCTGAGTGGTTTTGCATAGAGTGGTGAAAGACTTGCAAGATGACTGTGTAATCTACGCGCTTCCAGCCATTGGTCGCACCGCCAATAGCTAAACGAGTTTCGCGCTCGCTCTGGATAAATATCACAGCGGCTGCGCGGCTTAACTGTCCAGCGGTTGCATTGACTTGGAAGTTGATGCGTTTTGGGAAAGAGGTGAATACCTGATTGAGCGTGGCGATATTTGCGCCCGTAAGGTAATTGTATAAAGTGGATCGGAGATTGGCGCGACCTACTGTCATTAGCGCATTCTCCGGAACGGGCTAAGAAGCTGCTTGGCAAGTTCGAGGTCTGAGCCAACGATGGACTGAACGCTTGGGCCTGACGATGCGCGGGTTGTGACCGCCATGGTGAGAGAGTTGTCTCCGCGGACTTTGAGGAAATCTGTGGTGATAAGGATGGCGGCCTCTTTGATTGCTTGCGGCATATTGCCTACCGCAACGCCAGAAGCGTGCGAGTATTTGAGCGTGCCGGTGATATTGACCGTGCTAGATCCGTAGGTATATGAAGGCGAAACGACAACTTGCTCGGTGTATTGGCCGTCATAGATAGTGACCACTGTGCCCGCTGTGAGGCCAATAGGGTCAATCATGGTGAAGGATGAGGCATTGGCCGTAGCTGTCGAAATAAGGCCGTTACAGAATCCTGCGGTGTAGTTATACGAGGCATAAATCTTTGAGCGCGTAGATGGCGGGAAACCGAAAGAAAGAGGCCCCTGAGAGGAATAGGTCGTTCCTAGCTGGCTGAGCGGATAGACAATCTGAGACTTCTCAAACCAACAGCTCTGCAGGGCTGTAGCGCCCACGGTGACAAGGTTTGTAGGCGTTGGGCCATAGGCTAAAGAGTTGAGCGCGACCACATTGTTGTAGTCCGGAGAGATGACGAGAAATCCCTCTTGGGTCATGCGCGTGCGGGATTGCTCGGTGAAGTTTTGAGCAATCAGCGGCTGATTGACATAAATGTCAATGAACGAGGATGCGCGCTGGATGACCGAGGTCAATTCCGCGTCTTGCTGAGCCTGAGTACCGCCAACCACAAGGTTGTCATAGTCAATCGCCGTAGGAGCGTTTTTATACTCTGCGATTGTGAGGTATGACCCTGATTGAAACTGAGTGATTGGCGATACTGCAGATGTCATTCTTAATCTCCGTCTGTTTTAGGCGTGGAGTCGTATTCGTGCCCGCATCGAGAACATAGTCTGAACCATGATCCGAATCCGCATTGAGTACAAGTGTACCCGCGTTGAGCATCGCCTTGCTCATAGCGTGCAAGATTTTCCTCTGTAAAGCCTTCTGCTTTTAGCGCCTTAATGTGCTTGGGGTTTTCTACGGAATACAAACCTGACCGGTCTGCGCGATACCGAGTGCGCCCTGATTGCGAGTTGATGTCGGTTTCTTTGACGAATCCATCTCGCGGTGTGAGTCGTGCCATGTGTGCCTTCCTTGTTAATAAATAGGGAGAGAGCCAATTAAGACTCTCCCCCCATTTAGATTTTTACGAGTTATGCAGAGACGATACCTGAAACTACGCCATTCCATGTAGGAGCAACGCAGAAAAATGTACCGCGAAAATACGTGGAGAACTCGTACGCGAACTGTGTCACAGGCCACTGAATACCCATGTAGTCCTGCACCATGTAGTTAGACCAGACATCAGAAACCTCTGTGTCAGGAATTGGCAAGGTGTAAGACAAGACAGGAGCAACGCCCTGTGGCAACCATGGGTGAACAGTCAAAGGAACTGACTTTCCTGTGGTTTCGTTTACGATGCCGTTCACGACAGAACCGTAGGTGACGCCAGAAGCCTCATCCTGTGAAATCTGCAAACGGTAGTTAGCGTTAGCTGAGCCCTTAATCGCATCTGAAAGTTGCTTGCGGTCTGAACCGTTAAGCAGAATCTCATCTGGATCAGCCTTTACATTGTTGTAAAGGTTAGCGAATACGGTCTGGAACTCTGTGCCCGGATTTGTATTCGAGAAGGTTGCGTTGATGTTGTTGTTGTAGCCGGTGTTAGCGCCAAGAACGGTGGTCAAGATACCGTCATAACCTGTTGCATAGGCTGAGGTGTCAGCTGCTGCGCGGGTTGCGACAACCGTGGTGGTTGTGTTCAACGGAGCTTGGTTTCCGATTGTTGGTGTACCTGAACCGCCGAGTGTGAAGGTCAAGGATGTGGTGCGGCCTTGGAACTTCGCGTTAGCTGCGCCTGTGGTTGTACCAACATAGATGTTGTAACCGAGTGCGCCGGTGATAGCGGTTGGGATGGTGATGGTAAGCGCTTGGCTTGATGTTGCCTGTGAAGCAACTGCTGAGAGGATTGACTCACCGAAACCTGTTGATGAGATACCAGCGTCAGCTGTGTAATAGACATAGTAAGTAGCGTTTGGAAGCGCTGTTACTGATCCTGATGGAGATACAGCTGTGAGGGTTGCAAGGGTAGGAGCTGAGCCTGCGTTAAGCGCGCCAGCATAACCTGATGCAGTACCGCGAGCCATGAGCATCATGCGTTCTTCCATGAGCATGGTTGCATAGAGGGTAGAAGTTGATGACAACTGACGGAGGTCTTGGTATCCAAGGCCTGAGAAGTTAGCATCGAACGAAACGCTGTCAGATAGTGAGTAAGAGTTGTAAGGCAAGATTAAGTCATCTGAGGTGTACGAAATCTTTGAACCGCGCTCGAAGTTGATTGAACCGAAAGCGGTGGTTGTGCTCTCAGTCACGCCCGGCCAAATTTGGCCCTGTCCGCCCGTGCCTGTGCCCGTGTAACCGGTGATGCGCTTGACACGGTGTGATGTGCCAACGCCCTTCTTGCGAGGGATACGGTTACGAAGTGGTGTTGGGCGTGGGGTCAAGAGCTTTGCTGGTGCTTCCAAGTCAAACGCAGCGAAGCTGGTTGAAAGTGGAGAGGTCAGCGTGATGTCCTTCTGCATATCCTGCAAAGCAAGGCGCTGTGAAGCGATTGCATTGTTAAGACCTGCGAGAGCATCTGGAGCGAGTGACTTTGTTGCTGCCAACGCTTCGAGAGCAGCGGTTGGATCCGCTACAGGCGAAACGCCGGGTGTTGTTGATGGATTGCCGAGTGACTTACCGAGAACCTCGGTGTACTCATCCATGCGCTTTGCAGCCTTCTTAGCGGAATCTACATCGCCAAAGAGGTCAGCTGCTTTAGGGGCAGTTAGAGCCAATTTATTTCCTTTCGAGTGCTGTGTGGGTTATTCCTCGTCAGAGATTTTTCCGGCTTTGGCTAGGTATTCCTTTTCCAATGCCTTGTATCCCTTGGCGAGAATTTGGTCTGAGGTCGCTGATGCCTTTAGGCGGTATTCAGCGGCTTTGAGCAGTAGCTCGTTTTCATTTGTGACAGCTACGCGTCCGGTGCGCTTAGGCCCACCTGATGCAGCTGCCGATTTTGCCGTTACGAGTTCTGATTCAAGAGCTACCGCCTTCTCCTCAGCCGCCTTGTGTGCAGCTTGAAGTTCCGCGATCTCAGCCTTGACTGATTCAGTCGCACTCTTTACAGCTTTCTCGATGATGGCCGAAACGGACTTCTCATCAAGAATCTCATCTTCCTTATCCTCAGCGGGGGCTTCCTCAGAAACCTCATCTGCTGGCTTATCTTCAACAACTGCCTCATCGCCTTCGGCTGACTTAATGCTTCCAGCATTTTGCTCTGGAGTCATAAT